ACGGCGACCACCGAGATCTACACTCTTTCCCTAAACGACGCTCTTCCGATCTATCCGGTATCCATGCAACAGTACTTGAAACCCACATGTTCAGCCTCAGCCACTTGAAGGTCACTTCATCTGCCGGATTCTGTTTTGCTTCCCGGTATGCATCCCTGAGCCTTTCGATATCTACCGTATATCCCAGAGAAGGATTGACCTTGTACCAGTTAGCTTCATCCTCCCAGTCCTCATCATCCTTCAGTCCGTAGACCACCGGATAAAATGTCGGATCCACACGCCGGCCTTCCAGAATGTCCACCGCCTTCGTATGAAGCTCATACGCAATGGAATGTCTGTCGGTACCTGCCGTGGTGATAATGAAATGCAGCGGATTCTGTCTGGCATCCGATGATCCCTTCGTCAGAACGTCATACAGCTGCCTGTTCGGCTGCGTATGAATCTCATCAAACACCAATCCACTGACTGAAAATCCATGCTTACCCCCGACCTCTGCACTGAGCACCTGGTAATATCCTGAATTTCCGTAGTTTACTATTCTCTTTGTTGCCGTCATCAGCTTTGACCGCTTCAAAAGCGCCGGCGACATCTCAACCATCTGTCTTGCCACATCGAAAACGATACTGGCCTGCTGTCTGTCAGCTGCAGCACCATAGACTTCAGCAGATGGTTCATTATCTGCATATAAAAGATAAAGAGCGACGGCTGCTGCCAATTCGCTCTTCCCTACCTTCTTGCATATTTCTACAAAAGCTGTCCGGAACTGCCTGTACCCATCAGGTTTGACGATTCCGAAGATGTCCCGGATCAACTGCTCCTGCCAGGGAAGCAGCCAGAACCTCTTGCCTGCCCATTTGCCTTTTGTGTGGCACAAGTTCTCAATAAACTTTACTGCCCTGTCAGCCTTCGCTTTATCATAATGAGATGTCGGAAGCATGAATCTCGACGGCTTATAATTCTTCAGCTTCGGATAACCCGCAGGTCTTCTCTCCGCCATTAAGCCTCACCCCCAAGTAATGCCTCCATCTCATCTTCTTCGTCCTTGCCAACACCGGATGCTGCCATGATCCTCGATCTGGCAGACGGAGTCAGCCCGAACTCAGATGCTGCCTGCATCATAAGTCTCTGCTCTGTATTACAGATTGCAACCCATGGATTCGGTCTCTGCATACCATTCTCGGTTTCGTAGGTTGCACCCTCGGAATTGATATGCTCCTGAGCCTCTTTCCATCTGGCATAGGACTGACAATAAGCTGCAAATGCAGACCGGTCGATCTCCGTCAGCACACCCATCTGATTCAGTTTTTCCGATAACCGGATCCATTCTGTTTTCGCTTCCGGCAATAACCATGCAGGGCAGTCGGGCATTCCCTTACCCGGATTCGGTTCTTTTGTGTTCAGTTTTCTCTTTCCCGGATTGCCTTCCAGCTTTTTCACTGCTGTAGGCTTCGGCTTTCTTCCAGCCATAGAGCATCGCCCTCCTTCCTTCCAAATTTCACTTTTCATTTCGCGATTTTGCACGCGTGACCCCCGCGCCGTTCCCTGGGAGCCTTACCTGTAGAGATTTCACCCGCCCCTACCCGCGATGGGTCTCCGCTCCGCTACGGTCGGCGCAGGACCGATGTCCACCGGACATCGTGCGCCCCCAGTAGTCCCCTCTCTTCGCGTGTATGGTTGAGTGACACGACTTGCACAGCGCGATCAGATTACTACGATCGTGCGTGCCACCTTCACTCAACGGCTTCTTATGGTGTATCTCTTCAGTAGGCACGATAATTCCACGGGCAAAACACAGCTCACAGAAGGGATGCTCCGCAGCATATTTGTCACGGATCCTCTTCCATGCACGACCGTATCTCTTCTTCGTAGACTTATCTCTGCCGTACTTCTCATAATTACTGTTGACCTTCTGCTGATGCTCCGGACAGTAACGACCATCTGTAAGGTTCGGACAGCCCGGATAAGCACAAGGCTTCTTTGGTTTGCTTGGCATCTGTCCACCTTCTTTCCACAGAAAAAGCCGCCACGGATTCTGCGTCCGTAACGGCTCCTTCATCTTAGCCTTTTGCCATTTTAACAATATCACATAGGCTTACTGTATCGAACTTGATTTTACTGTATTGTTTTAGGAATCTTGATTTCATCCAGGGCATTTCTGTGAAGGCGGAATACATTATCAATACCGTATCCCAGCTCGATGGCGATCTCTTCCCATCTCATATAGGACAGGTACCTAAGCTCCAATACGGTCTGAAGCTCTGCACTCTCCACCGCTTTGATCCTGCGGATGATATCCTTCTTCAGTTCAACCAGTTCCACCATATCCTTATTGATCTCATTTTCAAGTTCGATGATCTTGATTACCGCATCTTCCAAACGGGAATGTCCCTTGTTCGGATTCCTCGGCATATCCGAATATGTCACCGTCGCTTTGGTTGCCAGATCATGAAGTTCCTCAATCTGCCCCAGCTTGCTCTCGATACGCTGGTTCAGTCCAAAGGCCTGCGACAAATATTTCTTAGCTGCTATCTGATGCTTGTTCATAAGCTACCTCCGATTGGATTTATTTTTCTTCCCTCGGATTGACTCTGATTGTCTTATTTCGTCCTGAAGCCTTCGGATCAGATATTCCCCGTCAACATCGGTCAGTATGCTATACCAACCGGAACGGAAGAACCTCTCAATCTCCAAGGCTTCGCTGATTGCCTCTCTGTTTTTCGGATGAGCCTTGATCTTCTTCAGCGCCACCCGGTAATCGGACACCGCTTGCAGAACAATGGCGTTCGCCAATCGCTCGTAGGGATCTTCAGCCAGATTCTTATTTCCTGCCATAGGCACTCACCTCAGCTTTAACCGCATCGATCAGCCTGGCCTGAGTGTCACCCTTATGCGACAAAGCTTTCATGATCCGTTCGTCAATGGTATCAGCAGTCAGGATATGCTGCACTACGACTGTTCCGGATTTCTGCCCCTGTCTCCAAAGCCTTGCGACAGTCTGCTGGTAAAGTTCAAGACTCCATATCATCCCGAACCACACAATCGTATTGCCGCCGCTCTGAAGATTCAGTCCGTGTCCTGCAGAAGCCGGATGAATCAAACCTACTTCCAGTCCTCCTGCATTCCACTCCTGTATAGACGCATCCGAATCAAGCTTTCCGTAATGAACACCCAGCGCATCAAGCCTCTCGATGATCCTTGCTAGATCATGCTTGTACCAGTACGCCACCAGAAGACTCTTGCCGTTTGCCGCCTCGATCAGATCCTCCAAAGCATCCAGCTTCTTATCATGGATATGCTCGATACCTCCGGCATCGGAATAAACAGCGCCGTTCGCCATCTGTGTCAGCTTTCCGGATAAAGTAGCAGCATTTGCAGCCGTGACTTCTCCGCCCGGAAGATTTATCACAAGATCACTTGCCATCGACTCATACTTTTCACGCTCATCCTCGTCCAGGTACACCAGATATTCCGAATTGATCAGCTCCGGCATCTGCAGGTGGTCTGTTCCCTTCATGGAAATCGTGATATCGGAAATCTTGTCGTATATCTTCTTATCCGCTCCCTTCCTGAGCCTGTAACTGTAAACAATCGGACCGTTCACCTGATCCGGCACAAAATACTCAACTCTGTACTGGCTGATAAACCTTCCAAGACGTTCACCCATGTCCAAAACCTTGTATTCCGCAAACAGATCCATCAATCCGTTACTGGACGGCGTACCGGTCAGTCCTACGACTCTTTTCACTCTCGGTCTTACCCTCATGAAAGCCTTGAATCTCTTTGCCTGCCAGTTCTTAAAGGATGACAACTCATCGATCACCACCATATCGTAGTCAAACGGCAAGCCGCTCTTCTCAATCAGCCAGGGTACGTTCTCTCTGTTGATAATGTAAATATCAGCATCCGCCTGAAGTGCTTTCATCCTCTCCGCTGCCGTACCGACTGCTATGGAATACCGAAGTCCGTTCAGGTGATCCCATTTCCCAATCTCCGCAGACCAAGTATTCTTTGCAACTCTCAGAGGCGCTATGATCAGAACCTTTGTCACCTCGAAACTGTCATACATCAGCTCATTCAAAGCAGTAAGCACGATACTTGTCTTTCCCATGCCCATGTCCAGCAGTATTGCCGCTATCGGATGTTCCTTTATGAAATTGATCGCATATTTCTGATATTCATGTGGATTGTATTTCATCCAGAATTCCTCCAATCTGTTCCGCTCCATCCAGAATGTAGGTGCGGAACCCTAATCTCTCTAAAAGCCGGTGCCGTGATACCTGCAGCGGTCTCGGTTTCTCTCCGGGAGCTTTTACCTCCACCAATCCGAAATGCCTGCCCGGCAGGAAGACTAATCGGTCGGGCATCCCATCAAATCCGGGTGACACCCACTTTGGACATATCCCGCCGCGCCTTTTCACTTCGGCGACCAACTTTTGCTCTATGGTTTTTTCACGCATCGCAAACCTCCGTCAAAGATTTCAGGTGTGCAGGTCGTGAAAGTCATCCCGTAAACTCCCTATAAGGCATTTTTCAAAAACCTCTCTATAGGTCTTTTAGTAGTAGACCTTCACGACCTGCACAAATGGCTTAAACCCTGCATTCCTGAAAATCTCATAATCTGAAAACAGTTATGAAACTGACCTGCATGAACTGCACATCAGTCCAGAAAGTCCTGTCCGTCCTTCAAGCTCAGCCCGTGAACCATGATTCCGGAACGTGTCTTCTTTCTCACAAAACCTGCCTTCTCGATCGCTGAATAGAAGTCTGTTGTACTTCTGGTAAACTCACCATTCTGCAAGCAATATGCCCTGTATGCCTGGTACAGTTCCCCCGACTTCTCCGTCGCTGCCTTATCAATCTCACAGCAATCAGCCAGGAAATGCCCCATCCAGTCGTTATCCTCGCGGTATGCTTCTATGGCATCCTCCACGACCTTCGGGATCTTCACTTTGAAGTCCATGTCATATGCCTTCCTCGCACCATCGATGATCCAGCTCATAATGAAGGACCCGGCGTGCTCGTAAAGATAATCCGCATAATTCTTGATATCACTGTCGCCGGTGATCTTCGCATTGAAGGGAATAACAATCAGCCTTCTCCAAATGCCATCATCATTGGCACCGACCTTCGGCAGGTGATTCGTGTATAACACCAGCGTATGCGAAGGAACAAAATGGAACGGCGCTTTATACTTCTTCTCCGCCTGAATCTCATCCGTGGAACAAAGCTGCTTTACCGTAGCCGTATTCAAGCGCATTCCCTCTTCCATCTCGGAGGATATGATGAGTCTGCGGCCTTTCAGTTCCGCCATCTCGGGCTTAATATTTCTCTTGCAGTTCATGGTTAGTGCTTCAGCTGAAAGCTTCCCGGCATAATCTCCCATCACGCGAAAGATCGTGTTCCAGAAGGTGGATTTACCGTTCGCGCCGCCTCCGTAGGCAATGATCATGAACTCCTGATAAACCTTGCCGATCGCGGCCATACCGACTACCAGCTGTACATACTCGATCAGCTCCTGATCACCACAGAAAAACAGTTCCAAAGCATCAAGCCACAGCTTCTTATCCCCGTCGCCCGGCGCACAGGTTGTAATCTTTGTGATCAGATCCCTCGGATCATGCGGCTGTTCACCGTCCAGACCTTTTCTCAGGTCATACGTGGCATATGGCGTATTGATAAGGAACTCATTCTTATCTAGGTCATTTACATCGATACCGATCATCGGCTTTGCCGCATTTCCCGTCGAAACGATGTACTTATAATCACGACGCTTAAGTACAAACTTCAGGTAGGTCTCCGCTGCCATCAGTGCATATAAAAGTGGCATCTGATCCGGTGTAACTTCCTTCGCAACAGCCTTAGACCCACTCTTCACTATCGGTTCCGGAATACCGGCATCAACAAGTGCCTTCTCAGCATCTTCCTTATCCTGCTGAGCATCCACCAGCTGCAGGTCAAGGAACTCTTCAATCGCCCCAATAGCAAGCTGCACATCTTCAATCCAGCGTTCGCCGTCATACCTGAGATAATCCGTTGCCGCAGAGAACCTGAGCTCCGAACCGTATTCCTGCACCAGCACCTTCGCCTCTCCGATATCCGAATAGTCGTCCGGTTTCAAGGAAGCATCACTGAAATCCGCATTGTACTGATCCGGTGGTACATACCCGTCTGAAGAAGAAATCTTCTTCTCAAAAAACTTCACAGCGCTGCCCCAGATCGTGTTCAACTCTGTCTCCGGCAGTGGCGGATCACATTTCTCCGCATGTTCCATGAACGCCACATGCGCTTTTTCTGTATTCCCGTATCTCTTAAGGATCCTGGAAGCGAAGCGGCTCATGGTGTTGTTACGGCTACCCTGAAGGATCGGTCCTGAACTTATACCATCCTGCTTCTCAGGTTCGTCCGTCTCCACGATTGGACTGATTTCTTCATCGATCGTCATCCAACCTTCATGCCAGATCACTTCTCCGGTATCCGCACCGAAGATGAATCTTGCCGCATCCAGCGCATTATCGTCGAAAAACGTGTACTGCTTCTGAATGGCGATCTTCAGACCGGCATATACCTTCTCATCTGTAATCTCTTCAATCTGGAAATAAACATGGAACCTCGGTCTCTCGGACTTGCCGTCCTTCACCTTCATGTGGTTACGGCTGAACGCTATTGCATAGGAAAAATCTCCGAACAGTTCTTCCATCTTCTCCGGCGTGATCCATTCTTCCGGATCCTCAGAGTGATCGTTGTCACAGTCCATAACCGCCACATTGGAACGGATGAAATTTTCCTTGCTGCGGTAGTTCTTCTTATATTCACCGCACACATGATCCTTCTTAATGGCTTCTTGTAGCTCCGCCGCGTCCCCTGCTTCCACCCTATTCGGGTACAGGCAGTTCTTCGCGTCTGAGACCACATTGGCCGTCTGCAAAACTAATCGCATTGCTATACCTCGCTTTCTAAAAAGTGTGAAGACATACTTCTTCCAGCTTGGTAAGGACAGTTTTCCCCTGATTGACCGGAATCCTGTCTCTGTTTTTTTGCTTCCTTTTATATGCAAATCACGCCCTTTTCTTTTTTCAAATTCATCCGGTCATTTCCCGGCTAACTGTCCATACATAGCTGGGAAGGCAGGAATGAATCGCCCCAGAAAAAAAATCCAAAGCTTCCGGTCAAATCCCAATCAACTGTCCTTACATAGCTGGAAAGAGATAACTCTTTCGGAAACGGAGGTACTGCAGATGCAGAAAGAAACCATTGAAAAAGCCGCCGGGCTCGAAGCTGAAGATGCAGAACTTATTGATGTTCTTATCGCAATCAGCGTCGTAGCTAAGCGGCTTGCAAGAAAACTACAAAATGAAAAGAAGGGAGAAAGTCAAGATGAGCAAAATGAGTGAACTCTCCGCCATGATCGACAACCTGATCAGCTGCGGAGAAGCCCTGGCTGAGACCGGCAGAGCTTTGAAGGAATTCTATTCCGGAACAAACGAAGCCCCGGTCAAGGCTGAGAAGAAGCCAAAGAAAGAAGCCCCTGCTCCGAAGGAAGAACCTGCACCTAAGCAGTATTCCAAGGAAGAAGTCAGAGGCATCCTGGCAAAGAAGGCAAACGAAGCAGATGGCCGCTTCAAGGCAGATGTCAAAGCGATCGTTCAGAAGTATGGCAACGGAGGCAGCCTTACTGATGTGGATCCGAAGGACTACGCGGCACTTGTCACAGAGGTGGAAGGATTGACCGATGCCTAAGCACGCATTTCTTTCCGCCTCCGCAAGCCACAGATGGCTCGCCTGCCCGCCCAGTGCAAAACTGTGTTCCGATCTCTCAGATCAAACGTCAGAATATGCGCAGCAAGGAACGGATTGTCACGAACTATGTGCCTACATTGTAGAACACGCCCTTGGTCGTGAATCGGAGGACCCAACTAAAAACTTAACCTACTATGATTCTGAGATGCAGGAATGCGCTGAAGAATATCGTGATTATGTTCTGGAGCAATACGAAAAGGCCAAAGCCTACTGCTCCGATCCTCAGATCTTAATAGAACAGCGACTTGATTTTTCAAGATGGGTAAAAAATGGATTTGGTACCGGCGATTGTGTCATCGTTGCAGACGAACTACTGCAGATTATCGACTATAAGCATGGTCTCGGAGTTTTGGTCAGCGCCGGAGATGATCTTAATGGAGGCAATAGCCAAATGATGTGTTATGCACTTGGAGCCCTGGAAGTCTTTGATGGTATTTATGACATCCAGACGATAAAAATGACCATCTTTCAGCCCCGCCGCGAAAACATCAGCAGCTATACCATTTCAAAGGAAAGCCTTCTTGAATGGGCAGACACCGTTTTAGCCCCAACCGCAGAACTTGCTTACAACGGCAAAGGAGAATTCCATGCAGGTGACCACTGTCAATTCTGCAAAGCAAAAGCAACCTGTCGTAAACGCTCAGAATACAATCTGGAACTTGCTCAATACGATTTTGAGATGCCACCCAAATTGGATGAGGCCGAGATTGCCGCAATTCTTCCCCGGATCGATGATTTGATCGCCTGGGCAAATGACATCAAAGAATATGCACTCCAGCAGGCCCTGAGTGGTACCGATTATCCCGGTTTCAAAATCGTTGAAGGCAAATCGAACCGCAAGTTCACGGATGAGAATGCAGTTGCAGCCGTCGTGACGGAAGCAGGCTTCGATCCTTACGAAAAGAAGCTCCTGGGAATCACAGCAATGACCTCTCTTCTCGGAAAGAAGAGGTTCAACGAACTCCTGAGTGGCATGATCACAAAGCCGCCGGGCAAACCAGCACTTGTGCCGGAATCAGATAAACGACCGGCAATGAACACAGCCAAAGATGATTTCATTGAAGAATAAGGAGGAAAATATCATGGCAAACAAAGTATCTATTCCTACAAAAGTTATTACCGGAGTCAACACCAGATGGAGCTATGCGAATGTATGGGATCCTAAGAGCATCAACGGTGGATCACCGAAGTACAGTGTCTCCCTCATCATCCCGAAGTCAGATACCGCAACCATCAATAAGATCAATGCGGCGATCCAGGCGGCTTATGAGGAAGGCCAAAGCAAGCTGAAGGGCAACGGCAAGTCCGTTCCTCCCCTCACTGCCATCAAGACACCTCTCCGCGACGGCGATCTGGAAAGACCTGATGATGAGGCCTACAAGAACAGCTACTTCATCAACGCCAACAGCGCAACAGCTCCCGGCATCGTAGATGCGGACAGGCAGCCGATCCTTGAACGCTCCGAAGTGTATTCCGGTGTTTATGGCAGAGCATCCATCAATCTCTATGCCTTCAACAGCAATGGCAACAAAGGTATCGCTTGCGGTCTGAACAACCTTCAGAAGATCCGTGACGGTGAACCTCTCGGAGGCAAGTCCAGAGCTGAGGATGACTTTGCAACAGCGGACGATGAGGATGATTTCCTCGATTAACATGACAACCATAGCAGGTGGCGGCTTAACCGCCGCTGCCTGTGACAATCAAAGAAAAGAGGTGACAATCAATGAACACATTCTTGACCATCATAATTGTAATCTTATCCAGCATCGGCATGGCAGTCTCCATGCACTTCCTCGTAGATATAATTTTCAAGGCCGTCGAAGCCAAGAAAGACCATCGAAAGAAACATATCGATGATTTGGATAAGATTATAGAAAGATTGGATGAAATAATACGAATCTTACAAAACAGATAACCTGCAAGGGTGGTGGCAATCCTACTGCTGCCGCCATTCTTTTCACAGGAGGCAATAATGATAAAAGAAATGTCAATCGACCTGGAGACTTACAGCGACGTTGATATCTCCAAGTGTGGAGCCTACAAGTACGCTGAGTCTGATAATTTTGAGATACTGCTCTTCGGAGTCTCTGTGGACGGTGCCCCAGTCAAGGTATATGATCTTGCCTGCGGCGATACCATTCCGGAAGAAATCCTTACAGCACTATCTGATGAGAATATAACAAAATGGGCTTTCAATGCATCCTTTGAACGCATCTGTCTGTCCAACTGGCTGAAGAAAAACTATCCTGAGCATTTTACCGGTTACAGTATCCCAGAAGATCCTGCCGGAAAATATCTGGATCCAACATCATGGAAATGCACAATGATCTGGTCTGCCTATATGGGCCTGCCGCTCTCACTGGAAGGCGTTGGTGCCGTGTTAAAACTTCAGGATCAGAAGCTGAAAGAAGGCAAAGACCTGATTCGCTACTTCTGTACTCCCTGCAAGCCCACCAAGGCAAACGGCGGTCGTACCCGTAACCTTCCGGAGCATGATCCTGAAAAATGGGAACGCTTCAAGTTCTATAATCGGCGTGATGTGGAAGTGGAAATGGCGATACAGAAAAGACTCGCGAAATACCCTGCCCCGGAACAGATCTGGGATGAATACCACCTTGATCAGGAGATCAACGACAGAGGCATCGCCCTGGATATGAAAGTTGTGAAGAATGCCATCGCTTTCGATGAACAATCCCGCGAAGAACTGACCGCTGCTATGCAGGATATCACAAATCTCGATAATCCCAATAGCGTACAGCAGATGAAGGAATGGCTCTCTGATAACGGAATCGAGACCCAATCGCTGGATAAGAAAGCCGTGAAAGAACTGATCAAAACAACTGATGAACAGGTCGTGCAGGATGCTCTTGTCCTTAGACAGCAGCTTGCGAAGTCATCCGTGAAGAAATACCAAGCGATGCAGAATGCGGTCTGTAAGGACGGAAGGGCTCACGGCATGTTTCAGTTCTACGGAGCCAACCGTTCCGGTAGGTGGGCAGGTCGCCTGATACAGCTGCAGAATCTTCCGCAGAACCATCTCCCCGATCTTGAACAGGCACGCACTCTTGTCCGCTCCGGTGACTATGAAATAATGGATCTGCTATATGATTCCGTGCCGGCAGTCTTATCGGAACTGATCAGAACTGCTTTCGTACCTCGTGAAGACTATAAATTTGTGGTATCCGACTTCTCTGCCATCGAAGCCCGTGTCCTGGCTTATCTTGCCGATGAGACCTGGCGTTCAAAAGTATTTGCTGAAGGCGGTGATATCTATTGTGCCTCTGCCAGTCAGATGTTCGGCGTTCCGGTCGAAAAGCACGGCCAGAACAGTCATCTCAGACAGAAAGGCAAAATCGCAGAACTTGCTCTCGGATACGGTGGCAGCGTTGGTGCCTTGAAATCTATGGGTGCTCTCGAAATGGGACTACCGGAAGAAGATCTGCAGCCGCTGGTAGATGCGTGGCGATCCTCCAATCCTATGATTACACAGTTCTGGTGGGATGTTGACCGCGCTGTCAAAACTACAATCAAACAGCGGATTCAGACTGAAGTACGCGGCATCAAGTTCTTCTACAAGAGCGGAATGCTTTTTATCCAGTTGCCTTCCGGTCGCCGGCTGTCATACGTGAAGCCCCGAATCGGTGAGAATCAGTTCGGCGGCGAATCCGTTACCTATGAAGGTGTTGGATCCACGAAGAAATGGGAACGCATTGAATCCTATGGTCCGAAGTTCGTAGAGAATATCGTCCAAGCAATCAGCCGCGACATTCTCTGCAACGCTATGAAGACACTCCGGCATTGCTTCATCGTCGGACACGTCCATGATGAACTGATCATCGAATGCAGCCCTGACGTTGACCTTAAAAGCATCTGTGAGCAGATGGGAAGATCCCCGGAATGGATGCCGGACATCCTGCTTCGCGCAGACGGTTATGAGACCATGTTTTACAAAAAAGACTGACTGTGCGCAGTAAGATGAATTTGCCGTCATGCGGTAAGGAGTTTTTTCCTCACACGGTAAGCAGATTTTTCTTCGCACAGTAAGCAGAATTTTTTCTGCACGGTAAGCACTTTTTTCTCAGTGCGGTAAGCAAAATTTACTTCCGGCGGTAAGGACTTTTTTCCTGCATGGCGAGTACTTTCACAAGGAGGAAGCACTGTATACTGAATCCAGCAAGATAAAGCTGGAGGAGGTATAACAATGCTGAACACGCACATGATGCAGGAAATAATCGACCTGAAGCTTCAGGGCTATACGCCGGCGGGAATCCGCGACTACTACGAAGCTCAGGGGATCAAGCCGCCGTCAATGCCGACAATACGCAAGTATTTCGAAATGGACGTCCTCCCGGACAATCCGGGAGAAAAGCTCGAAAAGCCTAAGGTGTTCGATGTCGAGCCGTTCCGCTCCGAGATCGTCAAAGTACTCGAGAGCAACAGAGACAACCCAAAGCTGTGCATAAGCTCGGTCTACGACTTCCTCGAAGAGAGGTTCATAGAAAACGGAGACTATGAAGCCCTTCCGGGCAACCAGCAGACACTGCGCAATTACGTGCACTTTCTCAAAGAACACGGCATAGTCGCTGCCACCGGCGAAGGCGGCCGCGTCTACGACACGGTCTTCGACACAGCGCCAGGCGAACAGATGCTGATCGACTTCGGCGAGATAGGTATCTCAAGAGGACTCAGAGTACACTTCATCTGTCTCCTCCTCAGATACAGCCGCTATCTGGTCGTCTATGCACAGGACCATAAGTACAATGCTGAAGAAGCATGCCAGGCGATATATCGCTCGTTCCTCAAGCTGGGCGGCAGACCATCCACTCTGGTCATAGACCAGGACGCTGTGTTCGTCGCCAGCGAGACCTACGGTGAAGTCATCGAGACGAGAGTCTTCCACGACTTCTGCACCGAACAGGAACTGAAGCTCTGGGTCTGTCATAAGGCCGATCCCGAGTCCAAAGGGCCTGTCGAGAATGCCGTAGGCTTCGTCAAGAAGAACTTCTTCAGCGCCAGGATGAAGGCCATCGAATCCATACAGGATGTATGGCGCTCGCTTCCGGGCTGGCTCGATCGCAAGAACCAAAGGATACATCAGGCCACATACTGTGTGCCGACGGATATATTCACTGAACTCGAGCAGCCCGCTCTGAAGCCGGTGATCCCGTCATATTACGAGAACTCACCGAACTCATTCAAAGAGGTAAGGCTCGGCGGATATCCGTTCATACAGTACAAGTCCTGCAAGTACTCGGTGCCTAAGGAATGCTGTTACCATTCGGTGTTCTTCAAGGCGACTACACACAAGCTGCACATATTCGACGAATCACGAAAGTATATATGCTCACATGACATATCCGAGTGCAAGGGTCGTACCATACAGCTCGACGAGCACAAGCATAAGCCTAACGAAGACTGGATGCCTATCGTCGAACGCATGAGAGCCAGATGGAACTGCCCGGACTTCCAGCACTTCGTCAACGGAGTCAAAAAGGAGAATCCTCGCTACATGGTCGAGCAGTTCACTGCCATCGAGGAGTTCCTGCTCGGGAAGGATCCGAACCGTGCAATGGTCGCTGTAGTCCTCAGGATATGTTGTGAAAAGTGGCGTTACCGCTTCAGCCAGTTCAAAGAAGTGTACAAGGCTGTCGAGCAGGGTCACATCACAGGCAGCGAATACATGGTGCCGATGGACGAAGTCCAGAAGCAGAAGCTCAGCGTCTACCAGAAGGCCTTCAATGACCGCTGCAGGAGCACCTCCGGAAACGAGGTGATCTCATGAACAAGCAGGTCATGAAAGACTTCGACACGAACCGCATACCGATCGAGCGGCTGATGGCACTGCTCCAGACATTCACACTGAAGCATTCAGCCAGACAGCTCGCAGACATACTCGAGCGGGCTGAGAACAATCAGTCATCATACAGAGAGTTCCTGCTTGATCTTCTGGAGACAGAGGTCAGGGGCCGCAATGAGAGAAGGCGTAAGCGCAACTATTCGGCTGCTCACTTCCCTCCGAACCCGAAACCGATCGAACTGTTCGATCCGGCTGAACTGGAATCCGGGATCACTGCCGGCCAGATCAGGCAGCTGAAGGAACTCAACTGGATAGATACCAACGCCAACATTGTCTTTGCCGGGCCTCCCGGCCTCGGCAAGACGATGCTTGCGACCGGGCTCGGGCTTGAAGCCATCAATTCGGGCTACACAGTCTGCTTTGAGAGGATGGCGAACTTCGTCAAGATCCTCGACAATGCAGAGACCGAGAGAAGCGCAGGCTTCAGGCTCAGGAACATAAAGAAGGCTCAGCTGGTGATCATCGATGAGATCGGCTATACACCGATCAGCCGCGCTCAGGCCAATCGCTTTTTCACTTTCATCAGCGACACCTATGAGACAGGCTCTATGATCTTCACTACCAACAAGGAGATCACGGAGTGGGCTGAGATGATGGGAGATCCCGTTCTTACCACAGCTATGCTGGACCGGATACTCCATCACGCATCATGCTTCTCGTTCAGGGGAGAGTCTTACCGGCTCAAGCACCCTGAGATGCTGATCGACTGAGAAAATATGATGTTTTCAAAGTACGTGGAGAGGTTTACCTTACCTCTGCCTTACCGGAGAAAATTCTCCTTACCGTGGTGAGAAAAACCTGCTTACCGCGAGGAGAAAAATCTCCTTACCGGAGGAAGAAAGATCTGCTTACCTCAGCGAGAAATTTCTGCTTACCCTACCGGGAAAAAACTGTTTACCTTACCAGGAAAATTCTGCTTGACTTTCGCAGACTGACAGCAAAATAGCGGCTCCCGGTTCAATCGCCGGAGGCCGCTATAGCACTTATAAGTATTGAATTGCGAGAGCTATTAGAGACAAGCAACGATTAAAGAAATAATCATAATACCGACTATCCGTAATATCGATTTTATCGGTCTCATGATGACGAATTCTATAAGTATTTCCTATCTTAGTCAAAGCCATAAACTCGTCATTAAATAGCTGCTCGTAGTTACTATTACCATTTGCCATGTTACCAACTACTTTTTGCGCAGAGGCTTTTTTATCAAGTGACGTGTAATATGTCTTAAGCCGCTCTAACGCATCCCAGATTTTTTCTACAGCATCTCTACGTGCTGAAGGATGCGGCATCTTATAATCGAGGATTGCCTCTTGCAACAGCTCGCGTGTTCCTTTTTCTGAGATGGACGAAATAGACCGCTCGATCTCTGAAGATAGCGGAGTGTTTTCAACGATTCTTTCGACCATCCCGTTACTCTTTAATTCGTAAAGCAATCCTGTCTTCGAGAAAATATCATTAATATCACTTCTGAACTCATTACGAACATTAACCGTGTTGGAAAAGCCAATATCATCATGCCTATAATAGCTGTGCCAATTTCTTGTTTTTATATCGTAAGCCTCATTCGCGATTAATTCGAT